AAGAAAGGTAGGTTTCTTAATTTAGGAAAGAAAAGTTCAACATTATCTATTAATGCTGTATCGTTTAAATCTTTTTCTAACTTCTTGTTTTTCTTAGAATGCTTAACATTCTTAAATACTGTCTTGTCTGCTTCTTTTGAAACAGTTAAACCATTCTCTACTAAATCTTGTCTTTGAGTGGCATTACTGATATTTTTTAAGTTTTTAGCTGTTAATGCAGATATACCCCCTCCAAGAGTGCCACCTAAAGCTGAGGCAATAATTATATCATTTATACCCATAGTAGGGTTATTAGCGGCTATAGGGCTATATAAAGTACCTTCCATAGCACCATAAGCTATACCACTTCTTACAAAATTCTGTCGTCTAGTTAATCCAGTCATAAACTGTGAGCCTTTCATAACTTTACTTAAAGCTCCATAACCCGTTAAGTTAACAGGGTCTAATAGGAAAGTACCAAACTGTAATGCGATACCTTTCCAACCCATAGAGGCTAACATCTCACCGTTCTTCTGATGTCTTTGAGCTTTTTGACCTAAATAATCTAAATGAGCTACACTTACAGCACCAACTAACTCGTCAAGGTAATCACCTTTTAGACCATACTTTTCTATAGTAGCATCAAAGTCAGCTTTGTTATTATCAAAACTAAAACCATCTTGTTGTACAAAAGTTTTATTAAAGAATAAATCAAAAGCATTAGCAAATATTGTATTCTCTCTAATACTAGCTTTAGCCGCTTCACTAAAAGTGTATTCACCTTCTAGAAACTTTTGGTATTCACTATAGTTGTATGCTTTATCTAAAAACAAACCTCTACTTACATCTGGTAACTCTGAAAATAAATCTTTCTGTTTTGTAATATCTGTAGGTGTAAACTTTTTATCTTCTATAGGTTTTCTTGGTTCAATTTTTTTTTCGGATTCTAAGTAATCAGCTTCTTTATTTCTTCTAGTATCAAAGTCATCACCGAAGTTTCTTAGATTAGCTGTTAAAGCTTCCCAGTCTCCATCTCTAGCTTGTTTAATATAATTCATTTCAGAACCATCTTTTCTTTTAAAAGAAGTTCCATGTTGAAAACCTACTGATGCAATAACAGTTTGTTGTGCTTCAGTTAAATCGTCCCAAGCTGTTTTATGTTCTTTACTTTCATAAGTTTTCTTGACTTGATTAGCATACCAATTATGACTAGCTTTATCTATTTCAGTTACTTGATCGTCAGTTAACTCAAAGTTCATAGAAGCTTCTTCTGCCTGAGCTCCTGACATACCAAAGAATTGAGATAATAAATTTGTAGTATCTTCTGATATACCCATTGTTGTTAATAAGTCGCTGTCTTTTTCTTTTAGATCAAATCCTGTTGCAACTGTTACGCCAGAGTTACTACTCGGTACGTAAGCTTTCTTTACGCCTTTACCTTCTAATTCAGATATAAATTCCCAGTTAATATTCATTATGGTATCATGTCCTTAGTTTCTTCGATTAATTTATCAGATGCTTCTTTAGCTTTTCTTTTTCTTTCTAAATCAGCTCTGTCTTTAGCATCTTGTTTTTCTTGTGCCTCTTTTACTTTTGCTAAATATTTATCTTTAACAGTTTTTAATGGCATTTGTAACCAAACAGTTTCACCATCTTTGTATTCTACAGTTGCAGGCATCATTGATCCATTCTCACTAAAGTAAATAACATCATCATCTGTATCAATGATAAGCTCATAGTTTGATATATCTATACCTTCTTCTTTGTTTCTACTTAAAGCTTCTCCTACATCAATATTAGTTTCATCAAATGCAAAACCTATTAAATCTGTTTCAGCAATTCTAGTTTTATCTTTATTTAAGATTTCTTTTAGTTCTTCAATAGCAGTAACTTTAAAACCATCATATTGTTCTTCTGTTACACCAAACTGATTCATTTTATATTTACTAACAAGATTACCATTAATATTACTGTAGTGTTTTTGTAAAAACTGTTTAGCTTGACCTAAATAATCTTGATTAGTTCCGCCAGCAATATTTTTAAAGTACTGAGCAGTCATATAAACTAACTCTTGGTTTCTAGCATTAGCCATATTACCATCAATACTATTTTGTAATGTTTGTTTATCTGTTGAACTTAACTCGTTAAATTCACTTGTAGTAGTTAAACGTGTACCCATATCTCTGATAACATCTCTAGGGTCTTCACCTGCTTGTACCCTTAAATTAGCAACAAAATAGTGGTATTTATTCTTATCGTTTTCGTCAAAGTAAATACCTGTAATACCATTTTTATCTAAAGCCGCATAAACTTCTAAAGCTAATTTATTATCTTCAGTGTACTCTCTTGTTAGAGGTTTTTGTAATAACTCAGTAATCTGTGGCACAGGTTCATTTCTTTTCATTCCTGGCATTATTGTTAGTGTTGCAGATAAAAACGCATCAGCATCAGATAAACCTTCAGCTTTCTTAATTCTAAATTCTTTATCAAAAATATCATTAGCTAAATCTTTTCTGTCTTTTTTAGACATACTACCTACATTACCTACAAACCAATTTTGAGTATTAACATTTAAGTTAACTGCATCTCTTAAATCTTCAACTAACTTAGTTACTCTATCTTGATACTTTGGATTGTTTATAATCGCAGGTGTACCATCAGGTCTATTAGTAGTTAACAACTCAATATATTCTGAAGCAAATCTACCATCTAGTTTACTATGTAATTCAGCTTCGTTTATTACTACATCATCAAAGTCAGCTAAAGATAAAGATGGATTTCTATTTTCTTTTAGTTTGTAAAACATATCTTTAAAAGTTTTAGACATGTTTTCTTGAAAGAATTTAGCTTTTCTTTCTTGGTAATCCTTACCTAAAGTCATAGGCGGATTAGCATCATAGAAAGCTATTTCTAATTGTTCTTCTACCTTAGTAGGTAAGTTTTGTATTGACAAAGAAGTATTACCAATAACTCTATATTGTAAATCTTCTTGTTGTTTTTCAAACTCTTTTACATTTAACCATTTTCTTAATTCTTCAGTGCCAGTGTTATAAGCTGATGTAAAAAACTCGTCACCTTGTTTATCAGCTAGATACTGTTGACTAAACTCATTGTAATGGTCTTGCCAATTATAACCTGCTTCATTTCTTTTAGTCCAATAGTCATTCTTAAATTCTTGTATAAAATTATCTGTAGAGTTAATAGCATATTGTTTGTAAGCACCATATCTAGCCCAACCATTAAAGACATCAGGAAAACCAGTTTTATGAGCTTCTCTTGCTTCTTCTAACGTCATTCCATTTATCTTTGCTCTACCTTCTTCAAAAGATGCTTCGTTTCTTTTTTTAAGTTCTGCATCTGCTAAAGTTTTAATTTTAGGATTAATAGATGCTAATGTATCAGCTAAAGCTTCAAACTTATCTTTTCCTACGATTTGTTCTCTACCAACATTCATTATTGGTTGAGGTGTAGGTGCGTTTTCTAAACTGACATTTACTCCTAAATTTGTATTTATCTTAACCATTAACTACTTCCTAAAGTACTATCTATGTTTGATGTATCTATTCCTTGATTTGGAGTTTTAGGTGCTTGGTTAGCCATGTAAACACTCCCTATGTCAACAGTTGTAGATAAAGCATACGTCATAAAACTAGGTTTATATGCTCTAGGTAAACTTAAAATTTGATTAGTATATCTTCTATTATAAGCTAACCTATCTGTTGCAATACTTCTAATTTTATTTTCGTAGTTTTGATCTATAGTGTTAAATTCTTTTCCTGCTTGTCTAGCTATATCTCCTAGAACAGTATTATATAAGTTACCACCTAAACCTTTTTCAAAGAAAGCAACTTTAGCTGTACCTTCAGTTTGAAGTTTTTTCTCAGCTATCTTTTGTTTTTGTAAAGAAGTTTGTTGGTCTGTAACTTCGGATTTTCTAATAAAAGCACTATCTGTGTAAATAGCTTCTTCTCTTAATCTTTCTGCTTTTGATACTGCATCACGATTAACTTGGTTAGCTTTTGCTTTATCAGATTGATATTGTGTATAGCCTTGTACTATTCTCGCCGCCGCATATGCTTCTGGTGTACACATTATTTATTCTTCTCCTTATAAAATCCGTAAAATAAAACTGTATTAAACATTTTTTTACTAATTAATTTAAAACCACACCATTTAAGCCAAGTTAAATGGAGTTTGTTTCTACTATCTATATAATTAAATAACACAGGAAATTTATCCTGCATATCTTTTACTCTATCTCTACACTCTCTAATAAATCTAATTTTAATCTTCTTTATTTCTGGAGTGCAAAGTAAAAAAGGTGATCCCATGTTTTTATCATCTAATGATGCAACAACACCGTAGATACCTGCAATTTTGTCGTCAACAAATATTGATTTACAATAGTTAGTCATAGTAAAACCTTTTAACAAAGTCTTTTGAACATTTGTTGTTCCAGTCTTATCTTTTATTTCCCTTTCATCTTCGGGTCTTAGATTTTTTGCTAACTCTTTTATATGTTTACTTGTTGTGTCTATTTCTTGTATTTCCATTAAGTTATTACTCGTTGAGAAAGAACAGAAAATACTCCTTCCCATTCTGCCGATAAAAAGTTACATGGTAAATAACTATCGGAAGATATGAATATAACTGCATCTGTGTTTTTACATTGAATAGGAAATTTAAAAGTACCACTTTCTAAATTGGGTTTACCAATAGTAAATGTACTTGATCCTAATACTTGCCCTGTAAATTTATAAACTGATGTATCTCTTGCTAGTGGTGTTAGATTAACTTCAAAGAAACCTGTATCACCAAATATAACAGACATCTTTTTTAATTGTAATCTACCTGTGTTAATGGTTGTAGCATTACCGCCTGCTTTTTGTTCTCTAACATAAAATGTTGGAAACTGATATTTAAAAGTATATTTTCTACCTACAAGACAAGGGTTAGCTGAATAATCCCCATCAACAACAAGAGTAGTATTTGTTGTACTTGAAATAGTAATGTTTCTACCTTTTTTATCGTTAGACCAAGAACCACTTAAAACAACTTCCATAGTTTCAGTTTCTTCGTAAGGTAATGTAAAAGTAGTTTTATCAGTTCCACTATCATAACTTCCTGTCAAACTCGTTTTACGATCTAATAAAACTGTAAAATCTAAACCTGTATCTACTTCATTTGTTTTTAAATTTAGCTTTTCTAAATAAGTTCCATCAGCTCTCTTAACGACTATGTATAAATAGTTTTGTATACAATCACCATCTAACAATACATCATTACTTGCAAATTTGTATTTAGACCATGATCTTTGTAAAGCTTTTGTACCTTGATCAAAATAGTATTTGTAAACAAATAATTCATTTCTATTTTCTGATGCAAAAGCAAATAAAGTATTTTCTGCTGATGTACCTTTTAAACCTGTTAATGAACCTTCTATATATCTTGGTAAGTTAACTGTTGTATCTAAAGCATCTTTTACATCTGTATCTGTGTTTACATAGTATTCTCTAACACCAGAGAAACTACCTCTTGATATTCCAAAATAAATATTCTGACCAAGACCTATAGGTTTTACACCATCATCAATTTCATATTCTGTAGTTTGATTAATAGATACAGTTTTAGCAGACAATACTTCTTCAGCATCTAGAGTAAACTGAGAGTGATCTGAAAACAAAACTAACTGTTCATTAAAAGGTACAGCATACTTTAATACAGATACTTTGTTATGACTTACCGCTAAATCAATCATATCATCATCAATAGCTGTAGTTACTGTAGTTGCCCAGAACGTAAAGAATTTACCTGCTTTAGAAAATATTACGTTTTCATCAGATAAAAACCCTAGTCTGTTTCTGTAAAAGAATATATCATTTATTTTTCTATCAACGAATGTAGGGTCGGGGCTTGTTACCTCGTCCCCTACAGTTCGTGATGCGAAATTAGGCTCGTCATAAGAAGTACCACCAACCGTGTAAGCTGAGCCATCTGCTTCGCAAAATCTAAAATTACCGTCAGCTGTTCTTATTAACAAATGTGGCATAGTTGAAGTATCAAAAGAATTATCTAATCCATCTTTAACAGTTTCAACCCATGCAGTTCCGTCCCACTTTACAAAATAATTATCAAACTCAGTACCACCATCACCAGTTATTTCTACAACAAAATTTGTGTAACCTTTGTATGGTAAATCAGAAAAAGAATTAGTTTTATCTTTTACTAAAATTAATCCATCACCACCAAGACCATCAGATATTTCAGCAGTAAATGTACCAGAAGTTTTTGCTACATAAATTATAGAGCCATCTCTATTTACAGTGTAGCCAGATAAATTACTATTTAAGTCGTTATATAATTCAGTTGCAATATTATCAGTTGTAATAGATGAAGCATTACCAGAGCTAGAATTATCTAAAGTTGTATAACTAGCTTGTTCAACTCCATCAATAAATATTTTGTAAGTAGTTTTATACTGACCATTCTTTACATAAAACAAAGCTTCATCTGGTCTAGCTGTAGCTGTTGTACCAGACTTTGTTACAGTTTTTGTTTTGTTAACTATAAAAGTATAATCAGCAACAGTAACTAAATTAAAATCTTCTTGTGGGTTTGTTGATGTTAAGTATGTCAAACCATTTGGTGAAACAACAGTTTTATTATTACCTGCTAAATCATAAACTTTTATTGATTGATTATTGACCAGGACAGCATACTGTTCATTACTATCTCTGTTAATAATATGTACTTTACTATTAGTTAAAGTATCAGTATTTAATTTTGCAATATGTTCTGTAGGTGGTCTTTTACCTAAACCACTAATAATATCAGAAAGACCATTCTCTTGTATTGTAGCTTGATTTGGTAACTTTACTGTATCTGGTTGCTGAGAAACCCCATTCAATAAATTTGGAATTGAATTGGAAATTAATCTTGCACTCATTATTCATCGTTAATTGTAGTTTTCATGGGTTGATAATTGTCTCTATCAATAACTCTGTATGTACTGTAGTTATCAAAGATACTATGATCTCTTGTATCACCCTCGTGTTCTTTTAATGCAGACAAAGCTTGAAGCTCATCAACTTGATGAAATGTATGTAATGTTTCAGATGCTAACATTCTATCTTGGAAGATTCTTGCCGCTCTGATTGTTATATATCTTCTAGCTGTTTCTGGTAATTCTGTAAATTCTAAATACCAAGTTATATTAACTCTAATATCTTTATTAATTATAAATGTATGATTTTCTCTATCCCAAAGTTTTCTATTTCTTTCTACTAAATCTTTATCAGCATCATTGTTAGAATTATCTACTCTTAGTGCGTTGGACGGTAGTTCTACTTCTCCTGCTGTATTTTTACTAAGTTTGTAATTAGTATCACTGTTAAAATGCCAACCTACACTTTGTACTTCTCTAGATACATTATCTAAAATTTGAATAGCAATAGAAACATCAGTTGTAGTCGAAGATGTAATTGTGTTAACTGGACTTTCTCCAATCGATGTCAACATGATGTTAACAGATTCTAATTTACTTGTAACTGTAGTCATAATAAAAAATAATTAATGAGAGGCGACCGAAGCCGCCTCCCGTAAACAACGTAATTAATTACGCAGTTTTGATTTCAATTGAACAAACTGGGTTCAGAGGTGCGTGACCCATAGCGTATTTAGCTACAACTAACGTACCTTGTCTTTGGATTTGGTAGTCCATTTCTGTACTTAAATCCATTAACTTAACTGTTCCCACTGCATTTTTCTGCCAAACACAACCAACTGTGTTAGAGAAGTCACCTGCAAAGTTTGTAGATGAACCTTGACCAACGCCAGAGTTAATGTTTGTAGATGGTAAGTTGTTTGTAGGTACAATGTTAATACCTGCAACTTTTAATACTTTACCATCAGAGTAAGAACCGCTTCCACCCCAATCTCTGTTTATAACAGTAGTTGCTTGAATTAGATTGTAGTATACCGCAGGAGAGACAGCACAATATCTGTCGTCTGCTGGCACATCTGCTTCATCTAATTTCTGAGCCGCACTGAAAATAGTAGCTGCTGCTGAAGCCGCATTAGTTGCAAAGTCAGCATCAGTAAGTTGCGAACCTGCCGCTTGTGGCGAAGCCGCACCTGCTCTACTGTTTAAGATTAAGTTTTGATAAACGTGCTTGTCCATTTGATTTGCAAGAGCTCTACCAAGTTCTTTTGAGTAGATTGATCTTACATCATAATGAGACATAGCTTCATCTATCTTTGCGATAAACACAGGTGCAATCAATAAGTTCTCAATAGAGATTGTTCTCTCATTGTGAGTGATTGAACCACCAGTGATTTCATTTCCCGCTGTATGATAACTCGCCGAAGCTTTACCTACGATTGGGAATTGTGCACTTTTACCGTTAGAGATTGTTCTAACTAAGTGCTTATCTAGAGTCGAGTTTGCTGTTTCAAAAGCAGTAATAACTTCTCCACTGAAAATTTTCAGAAAAGAAGCTGTAGTACTACCAGAACCAGCATTCTGACCTATATTTGATACAGTATAATTTGACATTATATATATCTCCTTTTGTTATTATAGGTTGTTGCTAATAAAGCGTAGTAATTTCAGTATCAGAATTATCCGTCCTCAGACGGGTTAAGTCTTACTTTTACGTGCTATTCTAGGACAGCAATTTATCCTTAGAATTTTGTTAGATAACTTTTGATCTAGCTACTTTGTCAGCTACCATTTTTCTAAATGCACTATCTGTAGCATATCTAGGATCAGACATATCAGCTTTCATTTGACCAACGCTTTCATACGCCGCTCCTGATTGCTGTGCATTAGAACCTGTAGCTAAACTAGGTTCTTTAGTTTCAGATTGAAAACGAGCATACATACCTTTTATAGTAAATAATGCAGTTTCATTATCTTTACCAATGTTATCGTTAAACTGTTGTATTTCTTGCTCAGGTAAATTTTCAGTTACCCAATCAGTCATTCTTTTATAATTATCTTCGCCACCTGTAGAATCATAAGCTTGTTGTTCAAACTTTTGAGCTACAGCTTCTAAACCTGCTAAATAATTATCAATGTAAGATTTTGGCAATCCTGCTTTTTCAAGATTATTTATTGTTTGCTCGCTTAGCTCACCATTTTCTTCAAACTCAGACTGTGCTTGTGAAAAATCAAAATTAACTTTTGTATTAGCTTCTAATTTAGATTCTTCTTTTGGTGCTTCTTCTTGTGATTGCGATTGTTTTCTTTCTAGTTCCTGATAAGACTTAATTAAATCTTCTTGTGTTTTAAATTTACCTAAGATTAATTGTTCTTCTTGTTGTTGTACTGGCTCAGGTGCAGTTTCAGTATTTGCTACATTGTTAGCATCATCTGCTTTTTTAGCCATTTCATCTCTATACTCTTGCGTTTCTTGTTGAGTTTCCGCAGGTATTTCTACTTTGTCAACCATTAGTTCTCCTTGTCAGTTGTTGCCCTTTGGTTTTTAAAACTATCCCTTACCATACCCATACCTTCTTTAACTACCGCAGGCGAATTTTGTTCCATCATCATTTGTTCAGACATAGCTTGTTGTTCTGCTTGTATCTGTTCTGGTGATTTAATTAGACCTTCCATTTCAACACCAAGAGAAGTTCCTACTCTCTTAACGTACTCGTCTAAATTCATGTATGTCATTAACTGTTGTGCAAAAGGTTGCAACTGTTGGACAAACATATTTAATCTTTGTAAATCACTTGATCTACCTAACGCTTCTAATCCTGTTACAATTTTAGGACGTACACTTTCTTTAGGTAATGTTGGTAATGCTTTCTTTCTTTCCATTTGGAACATTAATCTATTAATTAAAGGTAATTGTAGTTCTTGTGATAATAAAGAATACAAACCACCTAAACTATCGTCTAGTTCTTTAGATACATAATTAATTTCCGTAGCTGTAACTCTGTCATTATTTCTTTGTACAGATGTATTTAACATAAAAGCAAATTGTAATCTTTCTTCAATTAATCTCATTGTTTGAAATGCAATATTGAAGTCATTGAATTTATTGACCTGAAGTGTTGTAACGTCATTCGCATCTCCTTCACGAATTGCTCCATTAGGGCTTTCTGATAATGTCTTTAAACGAGTTGATCCATTTGGCTTGACAAGAAATAAAACTTTGCTAGCCGCCGCTGACCCTTCTACAACTGATCTGTATAAAGCTTCAAGCGATCTAAGATCACCAATATATTCTTCTATAAATCCTCTACCATAATCGCTATTGTCAATTGAAGTATATCTTAACGGAACAAATGCACTTTTATCTATAGGATAAGTACCTACAGATGATGGTATAATTTTATCGTATATTTCTTGGTGTACTTCCCATTTCTTTCCGTTGGCTGATCTTTTAACACAAGTGTATATTTCACAAGTATCATCATAACTACTGTTATCTTTTTCACCTTCTATAAGAAGTTTTTGTTCTTCAGTAAGTGAAGAAGGTGCAACCATATCTTTTGTAATTATTTCTAACACATTACCAATACCATCTCTTTTAATTACAAATCTATCTAAATGATAAACTTTCATTTTAAGATCAGGTGTTATGTATAATAAAACATTACCGCAAATGATAAGATGTTTAAGAGCTTCAAATAAAGCATTTCTAAAGTTGTTAACTTCCATTTCATTCATAACAACTCGTTCAATAGAACCCATAGCTTTTTCAAACTCACCTTTCATATCATCTCTGCCTGAAAGTTCAGATAATGTAAACTCGTCTAACGTTAGTCTAAAGAATGGTTGATTTGGGGGTAACAAAGCTAGAAGTAGCTTTGATGCAAGGTTGTTTGTACCTCTAGCACCTATACCTTGATATGGAGTATGTAAGGTTGTGTGTTTACTGTGATATTCACGAGGCATTATAGATGGGATCGTAAACTCAGCACTGTCTCGTGCACGATCTAAAAATGGGTGTCGTATAGCTTCAAGAGTATTATATCTTGATTTAGCTGTAGAATAGTTGTGCATAATTATTATGGTACGTTAACACCCGAGTTTTGTGACCCAACACCAACTTGTAAAGGTATTCTCAAAGCTTGTTTTCCTCTTTTCTTTGAATAACTTACAGTAGATTGTGTTCTTGTCTGAGGAGCTTTTGGAGCTCTTTCTCTTATTCTAGCTTCACTCGCATTTACTTGGGTTGCGGGTGGGGCTGGAGTTGGAGGTGGTGGGGGTAATTTTGGTCTAGAAAATCCACACATATTATTTAATATCTCCTATTACTTTTTGATTTAATAAATTGTTTTCTTTATCATTTAATATCTTCTTTAAATGAGTAACTACACTTGATTGTCCTGATTTATACCAGATTTGTCTATCGTTATCAGCTAAATCAGGTGATTTATTAGGGAATTGCTTTTCTAAATAATCGATTAATTCTTGTGAAATCATGGTTGTATCCAAGAGAGCAACTATTTAGCTATTATTTTTAGGGGGATTGGTACTACTTTTAGTACGTTTTTGGTAGGAATGACCATAGTATTACCGCCCTCAGCGATAACAAAAGTGTCATGTTTTACATCTGTTGTAAAATCTGATGCTAATACAAAAGCATCTTCAGTTTTATTTATTAAGAAACCAACACTAATACAGATTGTTGGTAGCATTTGTTCTATTGTTGAAAGCTCATTCCAACTACTGTCGGAGTTTGCATCTTCCCAAAGTACAAATACAAACTTATACTTCGGCGGGTTTTTGCTGATCCACTGTAGGATTTTCTTTAGGAGTTTCTTCATTCTTTTTTTCCTCTATTGGTAGTTCTTCTAGTGTTGATCTTTCATTATGTTTTTCTAAAATAATATAATTTGCTTTAGAGCTAGGTGGATAACTCCTACTTACATCTGGTGTTCTAGCATAAAATTCATCTTCTAATAAAACATCAATAGTCATGTAAGTTTTCTTTTTCCATCTTCTTACTATATTATCACTCATGGGATTTATCCTCAGCTTGTTGTTGTAATTTTCTATTTACAATCTCTCCACCTATTGCCATGTATGCCGCTCCGTCAACATAATTATCATCAGTGTGGTTTCCATTTTGAGTTCTACCTACTTTAAATAAACTTAAAAGCAAAGCAACATCTTGCTCACTAATATTTATATTAACTCTTGTTTTGTTAGTTAAGTAAGCTGACCACAATCTAGCTATGTTACCGTGATTAATAACAATATCTCCATGTTGTTTAGCTCTGTCATTCATTACTAAACTACTAGCTTTTTCTAATATTTCTTTTCTGTTCATGCACCACTCCATAATATAGGTTGTTTGTTTTTAAAGTCATAGTCTGTACTACGTAAAATACGAGCTAAACGAGCTTGTACTAAAGCATCATCTTCTGTTAAACCTTGTTGTATAAAACAATCTTTAACTACTTTCCAAAGGTTCTTTTTTCTATCTAATGTTTTTTTAGTTTTTACTTCACCATAAGTAGGTGCACCTTTATAATTATCTGTAGCATCACCAACTAAACATTGATAATAAAAATTATAGTCTGCTTGTTTCTGCGTAATACCATAAAATTCTTTTTGTGTAGGATTATAATGTAATCCTGCTATTTGATTTAAGTCTTTATCAATACTACAAATAATTTTATTACCTTTAATAATATCAGATGTTGCTAATATACCTAGTATATCGTCAGCTTCTAATCTTGGTCTTATAAAACCATTATAGTTTTTAGATATGTAATCTCTACAAAATTGTAG